GAGGGGGCTGCGTTTCCGCCCGGCTCGGTGCATCTGCCGCATTGGGTCGAGAACGAATGGCTGAAGCAGTTCGTGGCCGAACAGCTAGTGACGGTGCGCACCAAGCGCGGCTTCGCCCGGCTCGAATGGCAGAAGCTGCGCGAACGCAACGAGGCGCTGGATTGCCGGGTCTATGCCCGCGCCGCCGCCTGGATCGCGGGCGCGGACCGCTGGACCGACGAAAAATGGCGCGACCTCGAGGATCAGCTCGGGGCGGCGCCAACGGAAATCGATGGTGCGGGGCGGGTCAATCGACCGCAAGTCGCGCCCCAGGGAAAGCGGCAGTCGGACTGGCTTGGCCGACGCGGAGGATGGTTCTGACATGACCGACTGGACGGAAACCGAGTTGGCGGCGCTGCGCCGAGCCTATGCCAGCGGCACGACCCGGGTCAGCTATGATGGCAAGTCTGTCGACTACGGCTCGGCTGAGGATCTGCTGGGCCGCATCAGGACCATCGAACGCGCCATCGCGGGGACGACCCGGCCGCTGCCTGTGGCCGGGGTAGCGGGCTTCTCCCGAGGGGATCGCTGATGCCCGCGAACTGGATGGACCATGCCATCGCCTCGTTCGCCCCGCGCGCAGCCGCCCGGCGCGTGTTGGCTCGGCAGGCCTTCGAGACCCTGACGCGGGGATATGACGGCGCGTCCAAGGGGCGGCGGACGGACGGGTGGCGGGCACCGGGATCTTCGGCCGACACCGAAATCGGCGTCGCCGGGGCGCTGCTGCGCGACCGGATGCGCGACCTTGTTCGCAACAACCCGCATGCGGCGAAGGCGGTGGCGGTGCTGGTGAACAACATCGTCGGTTCGGGCATCATGCCCCGGGCCGCCAGCGGCGACGACAAGCTGGACCGAAAGGTCGATGCGCTGTTTGAACGCTGGACGGCGGATTGCGATGCGGACGGCCAGCTGGATTTCTACGGGCTGCAGACGCTGATCTGCCGCGAGATGGTCGAGGCAGGCGAGGTTCTGGTGCGGCGCAGGTTGCGCCGGTCGTCGGACGGTTTGCCGGTGCCTTTGCAATTGCAGGTGCTGGAGGCCGATTTCCTCGACGCGACCAAGTCCAGCAACGTCGGCGCAGGCCGCATCGTGCAGGGCATCGAGTTCGACCCGGTCGGCAAACGCCGCGCCTACTGGCTGCACCCGGAACACCCCGGCGATGCACATGGGGCGCTGCGGGGCGGGCTCGACAGCCGCCCGGTCCCCGCGACCGAGATCGCCCATGTCTATGAAAAGCAGCGCACGCAGGCCCGCGGGGTTCCCTGGGGCGCGCCGGTGATACGGTCCTTGCGCGACCTCGACGACTACGAGGTGGCTGAACTGGTCCGCAAGAAGACCGAGGCCTGTGTCACCGCCATCGTCTTTGGCGATGACGAATCCCAGCAAGGCATCGCACCCACCGTTGTCGATGCCGATGGCAACCGGGTCGAGCAGTTCGAGCCGGGGCTGATCGCCTACGCGCGCGGCGGCAAGGACATCCGGTTCAACCAACCGTCGGCCACCGGCGGCTATGGTGAATACAAGCGGGCCAGCCTGCACACGATCTCGGCCGGGTTCCGGGTGCCCTATGAGTTGCTGACCGGCGATCTCAGCCAGGTCAACTATTCCTCGATCCGGGCCGGGCTGGTCGAGTTCCGCCGCCAGATTGACGCCGTGCAATGGCAACTGTTCATCCCGATGTTCTGCGCACCTGTCTGGCGCTGGTTCACCGAAGCGGCATGGGCGGCGGGCCAGATCCCGACACCCGACGTGCCAGTCGAATGGTCGCCGCCGAAGTTCGAAGCGGTCGATCCGCAGAAGGACGCGATGGCAAACCTGCTGTCGATCCGGTCGGGCACCATGACGCTGGCGGAGGTGATCGCGAGGCAGGGCCGCAACCCCGACGCTGTGCTGGCCGAGATCGCCGCGACCAACGCCAAGCTGGATGCCCTCGGCCTCGTTCTCGACAGCGACCCGCGCCGCGTCACGAAAACCGGCAGCGCGCAAACTAGTGACCCCGCCAGCGATCCGGCCGCCGATCCGGAAAACGACCCGGCGCAACCCGACGCCGCCCAACACCTGTCAAGCGACACCCAGTTTTACGAGCTAACGCGACACCCATTGTTACGAGGTGTCGCGCAACGGAGCGGCCTCGGGCGCGCGCTGACCGCCACGAGTCAGAGCGCGCGCCCGGGGCTGCGGTCAGCTCTTCAGGGCATCCTCAAGGTCGCGGAGCCTGTAGCTTCGGCCCTTGATATTCAGGACGTGGGCGTGGTGGAGCAGCCGGTCGAGGATCGCAGTGGCTAAAACCTCGTCCCCCGCCAGCAGCTCAGTCCAGTCGCGGATGCTCTTGTTCGTGGTGATGATCATGGCACCGCGGCCGTAGCGGTAGCTGACGAGGCGGAAGAACAGGCTGGCGTCTTCACGGTTCATGGGGTCGTAGCCCATCTCGTCGACCAACAGCAGCGTGCTGGACATGTACTTGCAGCTTCTCAGTCGGGCTGGCGGCAGGTGAGCGTCTACCCGCAGCGCGGTCAGAAGTTCGTCGAAGCGGAAGTACTGGGTCGAGAAGCCGAGCTGGATCGCCCGGATGCCGAGCCCACAGAGCAGGTGCGACTTGCCGACCCCGGGCGGACCCTGCATCAGCACCACCTCCGAGTTGCGGATCCAGGTGCCGGTGGCGAGCGTCTCGATGCGGGAGCGTTCGATGGCGGGCTGGAACGCGAAGTCGAAGGTCTCCAGCGTCACGCCGGTCGGGATCTTCGCAGTCTTCAGCATCGTGCGCACACGCCGCTCCTCCCGCCCGGATCGCTCGGCGTCCAACAACCGGTCGAGAAAGACATGGGCCTGCATCTCGGTCCGCACCGCTTCGGACAGCAGACCCTCCAGCGCATCGATGGCGTAGCCGAGGCCGAGGGCGGCCAGCTTCTGCCGCGTCGCATCGATGTCGAGCTTCACCCGGGGCGCGGTCATCGTGCCACCTCGGCCAGCCGGGCGTAGAGGTCGAGCGAGCGATGCTGGACTTGGGCGGCGGCGATCTCCTGCAGCCGGCGTCCCATCCGGCCGAGCGGCAGCGGCGCCCGGACGCGCCCGGTGTCGTCGCCCTCGTAATGGGCCTCGTCGCGCAAGATCAGCTTGTCGGTGCCACGTGGGTGCTCGGCGATCACCTCGCAGTCCTTGAGCATCTGCACCCGGCCGGCGAGGCCGCGGACTTCGACCTCCTGTCGCACGAAACGGAACGGCACGCTGTACTGCCGTCCCTCGAAGTTGACCATGCAGTCCATACCGACCGGGCGGCGCACGACGATATCGAACGGCTCGGAAAGCGGTTCTGGTAGCGGCGTCAGCAGCCGGCGCTCCTGCTCCCACGCGTCAGTGACACTGGTGCCGGTCGCGGGGCAGCGGAGGCGCATCGCGCGCTCTTCAAGCCCGGCATCAGTCCAGGTTTGCAGGTCCTCGAGGCTGTTGAATACCTGGCCGTAGGGATCAAGCGCGTCGCGATTGTCGCGGATGCCCCGTTCGACCTTGCCCTTCCCTTCGGGGTGCCGTGGCTGGCAGGCATCAATGTGAAAGCGCATCTGCACGGCATAGCGCCGGTAGGTCTCGTTGATCGTGCCCCACGCCCCGGCACCCTTGGCGATCGCCGTCTTGACGTTGTCGATCCTGAGCACCGCCGGCACTCCGCCGAGCCGCCGCAGACAGGCGGTTTGGCAGGCCTGCCAGGAAAGCATGTCCTTGGACCGTGCCCAGACCACGGCACGCTTGCGGCTCCACGACAGCGTCACCACCAGCGCGACGAGATCAACCGTCTCGCGGCCGATGACCATGCCGGGATATTCGGCCCAGTCCACCTGCGCCTGCGCGCCCATCGGCGTCTCGACCCGCCGCCGTGCCCGAATGGCCGGTGCCGGAAACGTCCGCTTCCAGTATCGCTGGACTGACTTCAGGCTGCCGTCGTACCTATGCTCGCGCTTCAGCCAGTCGTGCAGCGCCGCCAGGTTCACCCTCCCGCCAGACTGCTGGCTGCGCCAATGCGCGATCGCCTCGGCAACCGCCGCCGCCTTGCCAACCTGCACCGTTCGACCATCCACGGCTCCCGCCGCATCCCGCCGCCGGTGATACCGCACCGCTCCCTCGCTCACCCCCAGCAGCCGCGCCACCGCGCTCTGGGAATGGCCCTGCTTCAGCAACACCGTCATCGCCGTCCGCGCCTCGTTCTCGAGACGACCCATCGTTCTCTCCCGGCAGACCACCCACCGGAAAATCGATCAGGCCAAGACGGCACCTCGTAAATCTGGATGTCGCCTTACGGTCTCAATGGCCTGTCTCGCTACAAGGCCGTCCGCAGGCATTTGCAGCATCGAAGGCGAAGCAATCCGGTTCGGGTCGTTCCCCACTTCACCAGCTTGTCCCCACCGCAGAGCGGGCAGGCCTTGATCTCGCTGCCCCGCTTGTCGATCCGCCGAAGGACATCCTTTCGCTCGTCTGTCAGGTGGACAATATCTGCCAGTTCGCGGATCCGCCGGATACTCATCGTCCCGGCTTGCTTGCAGAACCGCTCGAAAAGTCGCATGTCCATTTGCCCATCCCGGTTTCAACGCAACCAAATGACAGATTGGCTATTCTGGCAAAAACGAAGCACGACAAACACGCAAAGAAGAAGACGCTGAAAATTCGGACCAGCCATTTCGAAGACGTGAACGGGCCATGCTCCGCTTCCGGCGCATGCGAACGTTGCAAAAGTTCACATCCGTTCGCGCCTCGGTCTTCAGCCACTTCAACCAAACAAGCACCCTTTCCTCCTGCACCATCCTCAAGCTGCACGGCGCCGC